ATGTACATGAAGTCTATTCTTGACGAACTTAGTACTGATATTGAACGCGCTGAAAGTTTACAGTCCCAGCTGATTAGCGTAGCTACAGGCGGACCAGCCTTGCCATATGAGTATCAGGAGCTAAGACGTTTTTTCATAGAATCCCCACTATATAGCAACATTATTCCCTCTTTTGTAAAAACAAATCGCAACACCGACCAATTTTGGCAATTCATTAAGTACAAGTTCGGTACATATGCAGAAAGAAGACAATACATTTGGGATGAATTCCAAGAATTGATGGACTATCTGGAGGGAAAAAACAAAGCACCTGCAGATGAAGACATTTCTGATGTATTAAGACGGTTCGATGTAGACGGTGTTCACACTGTTTGGATGAAGGCATTAGAAAGGCGCAACACAGATCCAGACGGAGCAATAACTTCGGCCAGAACGTTGCTGGAAACAGTCTGTAAACACATTTTAGATGATATGAACGTCTCCTATAATAACAAAAATATCGAGATGTCCGAACTTTACAAGTTTGTAGCAAAAGAGTTAAAGCTCTCAAGTGATCAGTATTCAGAGAATATTTTTAAGCAAATATTAGGTGGGTGCTCCGCAGTCGTGAATGGCCTTGGTACTCTTCGTAATCGATTGGGGGATGCTCATGGTAAAAATAAGGCTGCAGTTAAACCCTATCCGCGTCACGCTGAACTCGCTGTTAACCTCTCGGGCTCCATGGCTCTATTTTTGATAAGTACCTGGCAGCACAGAAAGGAAACTAATTAGTTTTCATTCTGCCTGATATACAGCAATACAGATAGCGGGCATTCGGAGCATTATCCATATAATTCATATGGCAATAGGCTTAAGGAGATAAAAATGAACATTGAGGTAAAAGAAGCAGTTAAATGTTGGGCTGATCGACCAACTTGGTTTAGTCCTCATCCAATGGATACAGCTGAATTTAAACGCGCGTTATCAAACCTCAAGCGTCTATCCCCTACCCCTACCTTCGAAGAAATCAGAGATGCAATAATGTTCTTTGTATCCGATGCGCCTACGATGTCAGGCACGCCATCGGATATTCCTCAAGCAGTTCATGATTTCGCAGCAAAAATGTACAACAAACTGTAATCAAATGCGGGCTCAATCAGCCCGCACTATTAATTAAAAATTTTATTCTCCTTAGCGAAGCTCGACTTATAAGCAGGCTATCGCCATTTTACCCCACGGGTTGCCGTACCCGGCTGTAAAAGCGTGCACTTTGACTTCTGAGCCTTCACCATCAGCATTCACAAGGGCAACAACTGAAGCACCAACATCAGAAACAGATACCACTATTCTGTAGCCCGTGTCCGTCTCCATTGTTGTGGCTGATGGGTTCAGATCTGACATTTTTGGTGCTAAGCAGCGAACCACTTCAGCTGGTTTTTTTTGGCTTTTACCAGTGAAAATTGGAGGCTTACTTGTAATAGTGTCGACTGAACAACCAACCAGCAAAATAGATGCAACGATTAAGGTAATTATCTTTCTCACTTCATCCCCTACTTGATAATTCAATGCAGCCGCATAACGGGTTTGCGGGCCTAGTTGATAGTATTTGGTGAATGGACAAATGCCGCTTTATTTTTCTCCAGCTGCGCTTTCATGTGCTCACACCAGCCGCCAAAAATAGCCTCATCTGTACCGGGGTAGCCAGCCAGAAAACACATAAGAATATCGTCAGTGAGTTTGTCCTGCTGATCCCAGTCAACAATAAACTGCCTAAACAGGGAGTAAGCCTTTGCCGGATCCCGGTTCTGCCATGTCTCAACAACGATATCAAACGGAGGAACGATGTAAGTCACCTGCACCGGCAATGGTTCGTACTTCGTCGGTATCAATACCTCCTTGGTAAATACCTCACCTTCTGGCCAGAGTTGCGTCTGATTTGTCATAGCTGATCCTCCACATAGATCCCCGCCGAAATAATTGCACCGCCAATACGGCGCTTACCGTAAAGCAATGGTACCGGATAACCTTGCGCAGCAGTATTAGTAACGCCGCCAAATGCGTATGAAGCTTTGTTATCGGCATTCTGTTTGCTGGCCAAGCCTGTGGGCTGAGGGGATAGCATTTGCACAATTCCACCAGCAATCATGGCTGCGCCAAGCTTCCATGCAACCGGCCCCCACGTACCACCACCCCAGGCCTGACCAACCGTAACCCCAATTGCGCCTACCACTACCAGCACCGCGCCGAGAATAGTTTGCAGTACCCCTGCTTTTTTGCTGCCGATTAACACAGGCACGATATGAATTTCGCGCCCATTGTTCGGAAACTCCAGGTCATCTACTCCAATGTTCTTTTTCCCGACATAAATTGCATACGTTAAACCGCGCGCCCTGCTCGAATTCATGTATTTTTCGAATCCGGGAATCGTTACGGCCAGAGCCCGGAAAGCCTCATGCGTAGTCCGTACCAGGCGCTGGTGAGTTCTACCGAAGGTCTTGCCGAGCGGGCCAAACATACGGATGGTAGCAAGTGTTTCATTATTAGCTGTATTCATCGCTTTACCCCTGTTAGATACCGTTAAATGTCGCCAGCCGTTGTTTATGGCTGTCGCTCATATCGAAAGCAAAATCCTCATGCTCAGCCTGGAAGGTACCGAATGCCATCAGCGCGGATACTGCCGGGTCTATCTTGTTTGAGGATTTCTTTTTATTGGGCTTAATGTTGGCGTTGGCGTCAGACTCCATCACCACGTTTCCAATCGCCCAGGCCAGCACCGGATCGCCCCGATGGCGTACAACCTTACGGTTAACGAACACCTCAAAGGATTTCGCCACCGGACTGAACTTGAGATAGGTTTGCGGGAACGGCTCCACATCGAGCCCTGCCCCCTGAAGTTGGGTGCGCAGATGCGTGGCGTTCCACGTATCGAAGCCCACCAGCCGGATATTGAAGGTTTCAGCATCGCGCAGAATATCGTCACGGATGCGGTCATAGTCGATACAGTCACCGGGCGTGGTGCGTATCCAGCCCGCTTTCACCCACTGGCGGTAGATGGCGCGGTTTTTGTTGGCGACGTTAAGCAGCTGCGCTTCCGGCAGATAATGGCGGGTCAGCAGGCGGATCTCCCTGTCGAACGGGAAAGCGTAACTCACGCTGGTAATGTCGCTGGTTGAGGATAGGTCAAATCCGGCGTAACACTCCATTCCGCCCAGATCGTCTTCGGTATAGTCGAGCGCACAGGCATCCCATGCGCCAGCCCCCATCCACGGCGTGGAGCCCTGACACCAGATATTGAAACGTTTGGTCAGCATTTCCACCCACTGAGACGGTATGCCCCGCGCTTTCTGGATTGTGGACTCCAGTTTCGCCGCATCAACGGACACATGCAGGTTAGGGTTAGCCTTGATCCACATTTCCGGCTGCTCAACCTCGCTTTCGTCGTCCAGCTCGTAGATCAGGACAAACAGCGAATCGTTGCTCTCTTCCCCGGCCAGAATCTGACTGCAGTAGTCATAATGCTGCTTACAGGCAGAGACAACGTTACTCCCGGCGGTAGTGATGGCGAACAAAATCGCCTCCGGACGTGCGCCCATACCCAGCTCGAGGGCGGAATAAACGCCGTTATCCGGGTGAAGGTGGTATTCATCGACAATCGCCAGGCTGGGGTTAGTCCCTTCAATGGTGGCCGCCTTCGCCGCCAGCGGCTTTAACAGGCTGTTGCTCTTCGGGAAAATGACCTTATGCGCCTGGATATTGACGCGCTTTTTCAGCGGTTTTGACAGCAGGCACATCTGGCGGGCATCGTCGAACACGATTCGGGCCTGATCCCGGCTCACCGCTGCCGTGTAGATATCCTGCTGGCCCCTCTCCATTACCAAAAACCAGTTAGCCAGCATGGCGGCCACGGTGGATTTGGCGTTCTTACGCGGCACCTCTATAAAGGCGCTGCTGTACTTGCGGCGGCCTGACTCCCTGACCTTAAAGCCCAGCAGGTTAGCAAAGGCGAACTGTTGCCACGGCTCCAGCTCTATAGGCTGGCCGCGCAGCGGGCCTTTGACGTGTGGACAGAGCCGGGAGAACGCAATAAACCGCTCTACGGTCGCCGTATCGAACTCATAACGGGGGTCATTCAGGTCTGAAAAGTACCTTTCCACGGCCTGTTTCACGCGCTTACAGGCCGGAATTTCGCCCGTTTTTATCGCGTTTGCGTACTCATTCCAGACGGTCAAGCTCGTCTTCCTCTTCCGTTTCTACCGGGTTACGGCGGCGGCTTACCGGATCAAAGCCCAGCAGCGACGACATTTTAATCATGATTTTTTCAGCGTCGGCCTTTGCGCTCAACGCCGGATTTCGGCTCTCGCCGCCCTGGCTGTTCACAATGCTGAAACCACGGCTGGCAAGGTCTTCCACGGCTTTGCGGTACATCGAATAGTTAACGCAAAAAAGCTCAAGGTTGTTCCAGTCGGCGGGAGTCAGATCCCCGCGCTCGGCCAGTTGCTTTGCCTTCGCCTTCCACTGTTGCGCGGCTAACTCATCAAGGTAAGCGGGTGGTTTTGGTGGTCTTGCCATAAAAATTTCTCGTTTCCAACGCGTTTTATTTTCAAAAAAATCACCGTGCGTAAAAATTTGAGGGGGCGGGTGGTGCCTTGCGGCTGGGGTTTTGTCCTGAAAACCTCCCCCACCCCGCCCATGCGGCCCGTCAGCGGTTGCGGAAGCATTCCATCACCTCCCGCTCACGTTCACTCATGCGCTTCACTGGCTGGCGTTCATTGCGTCTGGTGCGGGTCTGCATAAACCCATCACGACATCGGGCCAGCGACTGATACAGATTCACCACGTCTTTCTCATTCATCGTGGGCCTCATACATCCAGTTATTACGTTGTAATGCCCGCTCTTCCTGATCGATGTAGAGCCCTGCCTTGCGGTTCGCTTTGGTGATGGGGTCCTGCTGCATAGTCTTCTGGTTATGATGTGTCTGGCATAACGGCTGGTGATTCCACTCAGGCCAGAACAGAACATCATCACCCCCATTAATAGGGATGATGTGATCGACAATCTTTGCAGGAACGTAGACGCCCAGCTTCTGGCACTCCACACACAACGAATGGCGCTTCAGATACTGAGCGCGATACTTCTCCCATGCAGCAGAATAACCACGCGCACGACGGTGGCCGCGTCTGGCATCCTGCTCTCGCCACGCTTCCCGCTTGTGTTCGTCGCACTTACCTGACTTCACCCGCTTATTACATCCCGGCTCAGTACACCGGCGCATTGGCTGCCACGGCATCAGTACACTCCCACATCACGGTAGACAGACCACAGCGCAGAGATAGCCAGTGGAACCTCTTTCGCTTCAACATCGGTAATCATCGTGCGGTACTCGTACAGTTGGGAGATATACATCAGGCAGCCAACTTTGATTGCTGGGGTGAACTCCAGCCCGTTATCAAACCGCTTGCCTATGTGCTTCTGGCAGACCTCAAGCGCCGCCTCAATGTATGCCTGTATCACCGTGTCTTCGTAATCACCATCAATACGGCAATGCAGCTTTGTTTCTTCCAGGCCAATAAACTCACTCATTGAAAATGCCTCCCTTGCACAGCAGCTCAAGGCGGGTGTTGTCCACATCAGGGATAACAGCAACGATGCTGTATACCTGACCCCGGATGTTTGGCGAGCGGTACAGAATGCGGTTAGCCGTGGTGATATCGTCACGATAGCGCGTCCAGATACGTACAGTGGCTTCGGAGTAGAGCGCCCTAGAATTCATACGCTCACGTCCACTGATAGCGCGGATTTCAGCCCAGACGGTGGCAAGGTCAGTCCATTCATAAATAACCTGACCTACCGGATCTCGATGAGATTCTGACTTCTGTAAAGTGACGCGGCGTTTCATCTTTCCGGCCCTCATGCGTCACCTTCCTTGTTGTCCTTGCTGATCTTCACTTCTTGCTTCCATGCCTGGCTGTACTCGTCACCACCTTCACGCGGCGGCATCCCCTCACGTTCACGGGCTTCGTTCGGGCTCATGATCCCGTTCTTAATGCCGCGCTCATAAGTGGCGAAACGTTCGGTTGGCGTGGCGCGGAGAAGGTCAGCAGAGTCAAACTCTACCTGATAGCGGGTTCCCGGAACGGGAGAGGCCACCAGCAGCGCAGATTTGATTTGTTGTTCGAAGTTCGCCAGCCACGGGCGCATTGTCATGGTGAGAAAGGCGCGGCTCGCTTCGCTGAAATTGCTGTAGGTGCTGTTGCTGTATTCCTGCAGGAAGATGGGCGACACGTTGAACATGCGGGCAATGTCTTCGATGGTGAATCGACGGGAGGCCAGCCATTCAGCATCCTGATTGCTCATTCCCAACTGCTGGAAGTCCATTCCGCCTTCTAAAATCGGCGTCTTCCCGGCATTCTTCGCGCCTTTGTAGCGTTCAAGCGCATCCATCGCCTTTTTGCCTTTGATATCGTCAAACCATTCGCTTGTTTTTACGACTGAAGAGGCCATAAGGCCATTTTTCATCACACTGGAACCGTGGCGCTGCTGGGCCAGACCTAAACCCAGCGCTTCACGGCAGATAGTGATCGGAGAACGCCCCAGAAAACCATCATCGGTTGAGTAACGTAGGTGTAGGATCTCTTCCTGCAGGTAGGTGTGCACTACCCCGGTAAACGGCTCAGTAACGGTATATTTATACTTATGCTGGCCGATACGTTCGGGAACAACCGCCCCCGGCGCATATGGGTGCAGGGATTGCGGCTGTCCGTCGCGCCCCCACTGGATCACCGCATAAGCGTTACCGTTAAGCAGGCAGTGGCGCATCATCGTGCGTTTAAACTGGTAAGGTGTCTGGCAGTCATTCGGCTGCTCGTTCAGCAGGAAATCTACTGGGTGATTGCTCAGCCACTCCCGCGCCTCTCGCCCGTTATCGTTGCGCACGCGGTAGAGGTAACAGGGCATTGTTGCCACCGCCTCACTGATAACTGACACAGCGTTCATCACCGCCGGCAGAGATTCCGCTGTACCAGCAGACACATATTCGCCTGAACCGGTATTGGGAATCCCTGCCATCACCAGAAACTCCTCAATGGTCATGCTGCGCTGTTCGGAGGGTTCAGACTTGCGGCCAAACGGCCAGATATTCCACATATCAAAGCCCCGCTAATTCAGCCCAGTGGCGACGGTTATCGCCAGCGCGGCGCAGTTCAGGATGTTGGGAGAAAAGCGAACGGTGCGCGATTTCTACGCCAGATTCAGGATAGGCAGGCATAGAGGTAACGGTAATTTCCCGTAGTTCTGCCGCGGTCACGGTGCGCAGGTAAGGAGATTGGCCGATATCCCACGCCTCTTTCAGCGCCCGGAAACCAAAGCTCATGCCGGAGATATCCCCGCGCTCCACCAGCTCCAGCACATCGTTGCCAAGCTGGGTATTCGGTGGGGTCAGCTCGAAGCGCAGCCCGGTATCGTCTTCGGACAGCACCAGCGTGCCGGATTTAGTGCGGCCCAGCAGCTGGGTATAGTTATGCTCGTACAGCGCACGCACATCGCTACCGGATGCCAGGCTGTCTTTAAACGCTCCCGGCGCAAACTGCTCGCGGAACTCGTCCCAGATAATTTCTGACAGGCTGTTCCAGCGCACGGCATAGCCCACCAGCTTTTTGTTGCTGGTGCTCAGTTCGGAGGTACGGATTTCAAAATCGGTTGTTTTCATTACTGGACTCCACAGAGGGCAAAAAGGGGCCGCAGCCCCTTAAACGTCAAATCAGGAACCGGAGCCGGAAAGCTCAAGCACCTTGATGGCGTTGGAGTCCACCACGCCGCCACCCAGGTATTTATCGGTGTGTACCTTGTAGAAACCCGGTTCGGTGATGTTGTCAGGACGGGTACGCACACCAGTGGTGTGATCCACGATGAAATAGCCGCGTTTGAAGTCGCCCACAGCAAGGAACGCTTCACCTGCTTCCGCATCTGGCATGGTTTCGAGATATTGAACCGGACGGCCCAGCAGCGTATCGGGAGAACCGGCAACCAGACGATCGCGCCAGATATAATCCCCGTTACCGTTTTTCAGCTTTTGCAGTTTGGCTGCAGTGTTGGAGTTCATCACCCATACGGCGTTTTTGCGGTATTTGGCTTTCAGCTTATACAGCAGGTCGATCAGGCCATCAGCGGAAACGTCAGCAGTTTCAATCTTCTCCAGCGTACCGAAAGGACGGGTTTTGTCATTGGTGGCCGCACGTGGATAAGCTAGGAAACCTTTTGATTTTTTGTCGCCATCGCCATTTACCAAATCGTTCTCTTCGGTGGTGGTGAAAGTATCTGCCACTTCGGAGGCCAGCCAACCAAGAATATCCACTTCGGAGAAGTCGAGAATCTCCTGGGTGGTTTTTGGGTAGGCATAGATCGGATTCAGTTTAATATCCACGCGCTCAAGTTTCGGCGTAGCTGTTTCGGTGCGCTCTTCACCTTCGGTACCACGCTTGACCGTTGCACCGCCCACAGATACCAGTTTCTGGTATTCGTTGCTTTTGGTGGTTTTTACAGTGGCGATGGAGCGCATAACACTCTCATCCTGCAACTGACGCATGATCTCTTTGTCCAGCTCAGGGATAACGGTATAGCCGCCATCAGCCTGTACCAGTGTGGAGAGAGAGCGGGTATCACCGGTCATGATGTAGTGGCGCAGCTCTTCGTTGCTTACTGGCTCACCTTCAACTGAAGTACCAGGCAGATTTCGCTGATCTTCGGCGACGGCTTCAAGGCGGGTAATTTCCACTTCGAGCGCATCAGCCTGGGCGCGTAGTTCGTCGAACTTTTTGCCCTCTTCTTCGTTCAGGCTGCGCTTTTCGGTGTCAGCTTTGTCCAGCATGGAACGCATCTGGGTTTTAAGTGCGGCCTTTTGCTGCCGTAATTCGAGTAATTTCTTCATTGAGTGGTTTCCGTAACAATTAACGTTGAGACGTGAAACCAGCGCTTGGAGGGAAGGCCGTTAAATCTTTTTCTGCCTCTCGCAGGCTGTACTCGCTACAGCTTGATTTAACGGCCAGTGGCGGCTCACGTCTGAGTGCCACTCTTTAAGATATACATAATGATTTCTTAGTAAACACATGATTTTCATCATAAACACCAACGAACAATGACGAACATATTATTTACAAAAGAATAAAGCATGGGGGGTTAGTGCAGGTATAAAAAAACCCAGCTTAGCTGGGTTTTTCAAATCAACGTTCTTCAGCACGCGCTCGCTTACGCTCATCGCGGTTTTGCTGTCGACGAACAGCAGATGCGAAAGAAACTTTACGAAGATTCCCGTTTTCTTGCGTGCTTGAAGAGCAGCGAGCACTTGGAATGGAGCTGTCAGCGCTCAACTGCAAATCATTCTGATGATTGAGCTGAGTAAGCATGCTATGTACCTTATCAGAAACGTATGAATGATATGCGGGTATGTCGCCGGTAGCGATTTGATCGTACCGCTCAACGTTCCCGTAGTTATTCGATGGAGTCCAAATCTTAACTTTGGTTGCGCCACCAGTAGCTCTATCTTTGTACGAAGCGTAACTCATCGCGCCAAGTACGTTACAACCTTGAGAGCTCAAAAATTTTTTCTTCTTACAAGAGTAGTAGAAATAATCACAAGCATGTGACCCTCCACTCCCAATGTAATGTAAATGCGTTTGCTTTTGCGGCTGTTGCTTCTCTTCACCATAAAAATGGCTGCCACTGAAATCTATGATCGAACCATCAGCTTCAGAAACAGTAATGGATTCTAGCGATTCACCGGTCAGATTGGCTATCAGCTGAAAGTATTGCTCATGGGTAATGAGCTCAAGGATCACTGCCTGTTCTACCAGAATCGGGTTTTCATCACCAGCAAAAATTGTTATCTCAGAGTCTGCAACAACAAATTTTTGCGTAGGATGCATGTCATCTGGTGTGTTATCCAGCTTGTATGACCAACGAGAGTCAACCGCCCAAAAGCTACATGTTTTCCCAAAAGCTGTAGTCATCTGTCAGTTTTCTTCAGTAAGATCAACAACATAATTTCCATCAACAGATGATAAGCATCTGAGGAATGTGATAGTACCTTATATGGGAAATTTATGCTTAATATTTTTACGTATCTTCTTCACCATTTTCATCCAATGTATCGGCATATGTTGTTCAAATTTTAGCGAGTTTTAAGAGTCAACTTTGCTCATCAATTCTTGCAGATGACTGAGAAGAACATCAGACTGTACACGATTAGTCGCTTAGATCTGACCGGAAAACGTACTCCTCAAAAAACCATGTTGGTCTATCCAGAACAGGGCACCATTAGCTAGTATCTGTTGGTACTCTGTGGTTGACATAGAACTCATATCCCGAAGCCCATAATGATTGTAACGTTTCTTTATTTTATGAATCGTAATAGGCATAAATTCTCCTTGTTTGTCTTACTTGCCGCATGTAGTGCCGCGTTTAGCAATGCCGCATTTAGCGCCACACCAGATTTTTAAAAAATACTAGCAAAACCAGTAATGACGGGGGTTTCAGTAAAATGCCGCACTTAGCGCGTGTATACAGGAACTAAGTGCGGCATTTGGTCATAAATGATACTAAACGCCGCACCTGCCGCACTTACTGCCGCACTTACTCGATTGTTATCGGGTAAAGATTCTCACCCTCAATACGAATAATCTGCTCACTCTCCAGCTTGTCTAGCCACCGCGGGAATGACTTTCTCACCTTATCTGCGCCCAGAGTGGCACGCAGATCGTCTTTAATGACAGCAATGGTGCATGGCTCCCCCTTAGCTGTTCTGCTGCGTACTGCTTGCCATAGTGCCTGATGGTTATCGCTGAGGCGTGAAACGCTGGCCAGTTCGGGCTCAACCTCTTTTGCTTCTCTCGGTTCGTCATGTACTACCAGAGAGCAAACCAGCTCACCATCATCATCGGTGTAAAGTTCTGCTGTTCTCAGGTCATACGCCTTACGCTCTGGCTCCTCAGCATCTTTCATCTTGGTACAGGTAAGAATAAGCGCCTTTCCATCCCCTTCGCGCTTAACATTAAACTCAGTATCAAGCGCAGCTCGGAAAGAACTGGAACCGCGAGCTCCTTTCGTTTCATCTTTGCCGGAATGGTGGACAACTAGCACCGTTGCCCCCGTTTTCTGTTTGATAACATCGCACCCCTCAATAAACGCCCCCATATCACGAGCGTCGTTCTCGTCATTACCACCGAAGCAACGAGCCAGCGTATCGATCACCACCATGCGAACCGGCACACCACATTCGGCTTCAATCTGCCTGGCAGCAAGTATGACCTCTGCAACCTCTGACTCACGCACCGGAAACACAGGACGATTGACCAGCCAGAGGTTGTCTGCCTGTTCTCCATGCACTTGCTCCCATGCCCGTATACGCCGGGGAACACCAACGCCCCCCTCCCCCACCACATAAAGCACCGCGCCGGGAGTGACTCTCTTCCCTGCCCATGACCGACCAGCGGCGATATGACAGGCCCACGAAACAGCAAGAAAGCTCTTGTACGAACCGCTGGGGCCGTAAATGCTGCACAGTGACTGCGCTGGCAGGAAGTGTTTGAGGATATAGTCCTGACGAACATCAAAGCCCTCTGAGCCGCGAGTGAGCGGTAACTTTGTCCTGAACTTTCCACCAGCTTCAGGGAAAACGCGGTGAATGCGTTGCACGTCAGACAGCCATGCATTCATCTCTTCTTCGCCTACCTCTTCCACCAGCACAGAACGCCGCGCGATGGTCATTTGTTTGCGGTCTGTATCGAGATACCCGGCCTCGCATAACTCTTCATACGGCATTGCTGCTATCTGTTTGAGGCGAGCCACCAGCTTTCCGTAACGGGTACTTGGATCTTTATGCTGGTGGAGCGCATTATCCAAATCGCTACGGCTATATTGCTTGCCATGCGCCCAAAGATAAGAACAAGTGAATAGGGCATCAGATATAGTTTCTACAGCTGTTAGTTGTGCCGTCATTTTGGAATGCCCCCGCTCATCTGGAATTTGCCGATCAGAGGATGAAACCAGTATGCTGAGCCATATTTTCGTTTAGCGCTGCGGAGAATCAAACGCGCCGCTTCCCTAAACTTTTCATCCGGAACAACGAATCCACCAGATTTCAGTTTAACCAGCATCACCCCCGTGTTTTTCGCCAGTTCCTCCGCCTTTTTAGTTGAGATTCCATATTCAGCTGCCAGCGTAGCTACAGGGGTCATACCCGGCGGTATTTCTCCACCTTGACTATCAGTAAGCGACCTAATCTGAGCCTCAAGAAGCAAAATCTTTTCAACCAGCAAATCGACGCGGTTAGCCAATTCGTTAAATTTGACGTTGCTGATCATTGCAGCACCTCCCCGCGACGCTTTCTAAGGACGTAATTTGCCGTACGGCTGTTTTGTTCAAGTGCCTGAGCCATTCTTGGTAAATGACGTAGCGCATTGCCAAGTAGAACCAAGTCACGGCGAGCATCCTCGTCGGCATAGTTTTCAGATTCCGTAGCATCAAGAGTCAAATTACCGATCAGGGTAAGCGCGCTAGTTATGGCGAAAACGCCGTCGCCGTATACATCGCTGGAGTCGGTCAGGTCATCATCGGTAAGGCATTCAAAATCAGGAGAATGCCTTACGAGCTGGTGATAGATATCACGCATTGCGCACCTCCACGATAGGCAGGCGAGCAGCCAGAGAAAGGATAAAATGTGGGGCCAGAATGCTACGCGCTTCGCTTTCGCTTACTGCATCTACTGACAGTCGGCACAGCTTGGCTTTTTTATCGTGCCGGTTCAAGGCAAGAAAACGCCATGTATATTTAGGGTGAGATTGGGTATGCTGTTGATCAGCCATAACTGTTACTCCAACTAACGGTTTGGTTAGACGCCCCGGCACTGCGCTAACAGTTCGGGGCGTTGCCTTTTCTATGTTCGCCGTGATAACGTACGTACATAACAAAACCCATGGTATGAGGTTACGTACGTACGTGTCAACTATCAAACGAGATAAAACGCCTAAGGGCGATGGCTGGTCTCCTACTTTCCAGATCCGAATTAATCCCGAACTCCGGCAGCAATTAAATGATGCTGCGGAGCGCGAAGGTGTAAGCCTTGGTAATTGGATGAAGGAACTTGCACGCCAAGAGCTGCGTCGGCAGGGCATCGAACCCAAAGGCTGACCGAGTTGCAAATCTGTAACTCCAGATCTCCCCAGTTTTGGGGGGATGTGTTTAGGGGTGTGCGGCATTGCCGCATACCCCAGCCAATGGAGTAAATTTTGGGCATGGCACTCTAACCGCGCCAATGGCGCAGTTCCTGTAATCTCAGGAGCGCTCAGGCTTTGACCTCCAGCATTAACCTTGGTAACCTGATTTTGCTTAAATTTTTGGTAGTGACATTGGCGGCCCTGCATGGCCGCTTTTGTTTTATATGACATGACCCACCCCTTACGCTGCTTTGCTGCGACTCAGCTGCCATGCTGTAATCTCAGACAGAAGCCAACCAACGGCACGGCCTCCCAGTTTGCGGCGGGCGGGGAAACTCCCCTCTTTTTCCATCATGTATCGTGTAGTACGACAAATGCCGGTTAGCTGTCGGCACTCAGCCTCACGAATAACTCTTTCTGCTGATTTTTGAATATTGTTCATAAAAAAATGCTCTCGTTCGCTAAGGTTCGAGAGCATTCTTATTCAACAAAATTATCACCGCGACGGTGCGAAAAAAACTATATTCCTCTAAAGAATTCCCCCTTGGTCACTTATATCAAGACAATTCTTTTCTAATTTTATCTAAAGAATCGCTTCTTATGATTTTATCTAAGAAGGGTTTTACCGTTTGAGCTATGGCGAATGACTCTTTTTCTCCATCCGGGAACAGCGATACTGCGAGTACACCAAGAGATATTTTGCTGTCGGTAGCGTTTTCCCATGACATCAAATCAATAAGTGGAATTATTCTGTAATCAATTATCTTACGTCTGACGCTCTCCCAGTCCCCTGAGACTGGCTTATCTGGTTCAGGAATACCTAGTTCTTCGCGCCATTTTGGAAGGAGGCTCGTGAATGCTTCTATCAACAAATCATCTCTGTTGTTCAAGTCGATAGTAACCATCACGTTTTCCACAACATCGGAAAGTAAGTTTACTGGCTCGCGCATGACGGCCCAAAACATTCCGTTATCTGTTGTAAACAAATCACCTACCAAATCATCGTCAACTACTATTGGCTTTCCTTTCCAATGACCTTTATCAGCATTAATTTTATTCAAAAATGCCAACTCAAATCTCATTAATGGTTTTATACCATCGCCGTAACTTAACTTTAGTAAATCAGGCTGAGTCTTGTACTCGTATTCCTTTTGCTTTTCAAGAAACCATTCTTCTGCTTTGAGTTCCCCGAAAGGATCACCCAAATTATTGTTAAGCGGGTATTTAGCACCATAATGCAATCCATAGTCAGGGCAGTCTGTATTTTTTATTGCTAAATCATCGCATCGCCAATAAAGCTGACGAAACAAATCCTTATCAGACATATTTTCAAGGTCATCATATTTTTCCAAGCTGAATGACTTTGGTAAGTCTCTTTTGCTATTGATTTTTTTTGTCAT